TTGGATCGAGCCAAACATCGGCATATCCGCTTGAATCAAGCACAACTGGATTAGTGTTCGTTGTTCCAGTCGAATTCGAATACGTCACCTGAGGAGTGGTGGTTCCTGCTGCGTATGAATAGAGAAGGCCTCCTGCGAGCGGAAGCCCGTTTGCATCAAAGAACCTCTGTTTTAGAAGTGGTGATAGATTCATTTTTGTCCCCAGCCTTTCTGAATTTTATTCATGATCGCTTTCATGGCAGCGCTATTTGGCGCAAGATCCGATGCCTGAATGAGAAGCTGTTTTCCTTTTGGATCTGAAAGCACTCGGTTGATGAGATTGAAGTCGTTAAGGTTCAGTTTCTGAATGCCTTGCTGCACCCAAGCGTCTGGACCTTTAGTTGGAGAAGAGGGTCCTCGATTTACATTAGATTGAGCAACTCCTTGTGGAGTAGACGAAGGTTGTTCCGCCATCTGAGGAGCGCTCTTTGTCATTATCGCTTTAGCTCCAACATCAAACGCATTTCGTCCGACAGGCGAGCTGAGAGCAGAATACGCAGCCTGAGGCATTGCGGCCGCAGCTTCAAACGGCAGCGCAACGGCCTTTCCGGCCACGTTGGCAGTATTAATTCCTGCCTTAAGCATTGCAGGAGAGCTCATAACGCCTCCGACGAATCCAGCCACCTTCGGGTCTACGCCAAGGAGACTGCCTGCAACGGCACCGGTTCCCATTCCAAGACCAGTTCTCCAAACAGACTTTCCGGTCGTATCAAGTGGAGAGAATGTTGGGTTTGCGAATTGCCTTGAGGTCGCGAAATCTTTGGCATCGTTTGCGAAATTGTATCCAGTGATATCGCTTAGCTTCTGAAGGGTTCTAGCCTCGGTGCTTCCAGAGTTTGTTCCGGCGCGACCTAGGGCCGCGTAGGACCCGTCTGGCTTAAGGAGGCTTTTATTCATCGTGTCTTCGACATTATGAAGTTTCGAAAGCACGGCTTCAGATTCAGATATATCGGTAGGACCGTTTGCAATAAGGATGTTTCGTGCCGATCCCGCCGCTTTATTTGCTGCATTGGCGGCGTACTCTCCACCTTTGAAAATTGAATTACCGGCTATATCGTAAGTCGGAGATGCAATTCCCTGAGCATATTTCTTAAATGCGTGTAGGTCATATAGGGACATGTTTCCATTTGCATCTGTCATTTTATTAAGAACAGTTTGCAGTGATTTGATCTCTGGAATAGAATCGGCCTGAGTAACTGGATGCGCATTATCGATAGCGTTCTGCAGAGATTCTTGAATCGGCTTAACCGCAATTGTGGGCTGCTTCGCGGCGGGTGTGTTCAAGGCCGAAGAGATGTTTTCATTCATCTCCTTTCTGGTGCCTTGAATCACATCGTTCCAGTTCGAACGAATATCAGCCGCATGTTCCGCTGCTGCGTATCCTTCCGGACCACTATAACGAGAGATGATCTGATTGATGCGATCAGTGTTAGCGGCATAGTTTGCGGCCAGATTTTTATCTGCACCGGTAAAAACCTGTCCTACGGTTCCAGTAGCTTTAGCTAATAACCCTGGTTTGGATGCAGCGACTGTGGAGGCTGCTTCTTGCGCCACTTCTGCGCCTGCACCGATTGCTCCGCCCAAATATTTTGCTCCAGCACCTGCGATCTCGCCAACCGGGACATAGGTGAGTGGGTTTGAAGCCATGTCCATACCAAACCCAGCGAGTTTTGCGGCAGTTGATCCTTTTGGAATGCCCGCATTCTCTACAATAGCTTGTCCCGTTGGAGCGGTTGATGGATCGACACCGAACTGCTTCTCGGCTGCTAAAAATGCGGCCGATGGAATTTGACTAATAGATGGCGCGTTCTGTGCAGCATAGATTGCTGCTCTAGCTGGCGCCCCTGTATAAGAATCTAGTTTATTAAGTCCTGTCTGAAGAGCCTGCCAAGCGGACCTACCATATCCGGACCATGATGATTCCTGGGGGTGAAAATCATTCCATGGGCCATTGTCGTCTGCAGTGGGCGCCATTGGAGCGGCACTCGGAGCAGGAGTTGCATAATCTTCCCATGGTCCAGCAGACATCATTTCACCAGCTTCCAATTGTTTTTGTTAGTTGGATCTCCACCATTAAAGACATAGCCGCGCCTAACGTCTCCTGGCTTAGGCGGAGAAATTGAAGAGCTGGTCGAACTAGGCGCACCAGGCGCCTGATTGCCCCCCTGAGTTGTTCCGCTTGGAGCGCCTGAATAAGTCGATGTTGCTCCAGGGGAAGTGATCGGAGCAGAGATCTGATCCATCTGCTTTGAGTAATACTTATTTGCATATGGATATGCTGCGCGAGCACGAGTCGTTACTTCCTGAAGTCGCGACTGCGAGAAGTCACGGAGCTTCTGAGCGATGTCACCATAGCCTTTTAAAAGCTCAGCCTGATTAGCTCCGGTAGGTTCAGAACTAAACTTCTGTCTCAACGAAGCAATCTTTGATTGAATCGTGTCGGGTGAAAGTTCTTTCTGAAGCTCTTCGTTTGGAACACCACCCTGCATAATTGCCGCTAAAGATGTACCGATTTCGGTCCCTACTTGAGGCATATAGCTGTTGAGCCTGGCGGTTGTCTGCTGAGGAGTTTCTCCGGGCAATGGTTTTAAGAGAGAAAGAATTCTGTCAGCTCTGTTTCTGGAATCGATGAGTGAGCCAGTAGATTTTCTGCTGCTCGCATTGTTAATGTCTTCGTTGAACTTGCCGAGCTCCTCTGCGCCGGTCTTCATGTTCTCGTTGTTGTTTTTGTTGATCTCGCTCTGCTTCAGCTTGGCTTCGAGAGGCATCTGGGCGTTTTCCGCAGCGAGCTTTTGCCCCTGTAGCTGTAGATTCTTAAGCTGTTGCGGCTGCTGAGCAATCTCACCTTGTGATTTTTGAGTATTTGTCTGTGTGTTGATAATATTCGCTTGCGCGGCCTGATTCTCGAGTGATGGCTTACTCTGTCTCCAGGTATTGTAGTATTGCTGAAACATGTTTTCGTCATATGGGTGATTCATTCTTGAAATATCGACACCCTGAGACTGTAGGTTTTTCAGAGTCTGGGGCCATGCCTGCGCTCTCTGATCAGGAGTCATTGTGTTTAGGTTTTCAAAGGTAGGTCCAGTGATCGAAAGAGTTTTGTTTGCAGCCTCAAGTCTTGCGTTCTGAAGATCAGCCTGAGACTTTGCCATCTCATTAAATTGCTTTCCGTACTCCATCGCAGCCATTGGGTTCACGCGGCCGAGATCGGCTAGAAATCCTTGTTGATTCAGATTTCCGTTCTCATCAACATTGTTTGCAAACGCCTGTCTCATAGCCCCCTGAGTGCGAATAGCCTGCATCGTCTGCATATTCTGAAGACCAAGGCTTGCTAGGCTCTGTTGTTGTTGAGCGATGCTAAGCGGAGACGGGATATTAATTTGGGGAGCCTGAACAGCTCCATACATACTTGTGTCGATTGCCATAGGTTATATTCCTTTGTGACGTAATATTTTCTCTCTAGTTAGCCAGCGGAGTAAATCCCTCTTGCCATTGTGATTGTGATGCCGGAGCTGCGTTTGGATTTATTGTTCCCGGCTGCATCATCATGTAATTCATCATGTTCTGATAGTTTTGTTGTTGCTGATATTGAACCCAATTATTTCCAATTCCGCTGGTTAATCCGCTTAGAGATCCTCCCCAAATATTACCTTGAGCGATAGATGAAGCCGCTGCAGCATTGGCGGCTCCTGTCATATTGCTTCCAATCTGGTTAGCGGTGTTCATCCCAACCTGACCCATCTGACCATTAGATGTCTGTCCAAGCTGAGCAAGAGAAGCTAGGCGATTGAAGCTGTTAGTCTGATCGTTAGTGAAACGGTTATATGCATTTTGATATTCGTTTGATGCCATTCCCTGAGAATAATTAGCGAGCGCCTTCATCGTTCCACCGCTCTGAAGTCCTCCAGTCGCAGCAGCTGATCTTTGAATGGCTTGTTGACCCTGCTGAAGATCAAACTGGTAGGCGGGGTCCTGTTGGAAGTCCGACATGTTGAACTTCTGCTGGAAATACGGATTCTGCATCTGACCAAGAGCAGTTTCACCAGCTTGACGCCACGGCGCCTGAGCATTGAACTGCTGTTGATACATGTCGTATTGAAGCTGGCTTGCATTATTTGCCGCAGCCGCTTGAGTATCTGCCGCATTGCTAGTCGCGTTTGACTCAATCAGTGCTCCGCCTAATCCAGCAACTCCGGTTGCAATGGCAACTCCGACAAATGACATATTATTTTACTCCCTCTAATTTATTCTGTTCCGTGAACTCTAAAAATTCAGGCAATGAATTTGAGACGTAATATTTTTCGATCTGTTCTAGATCTCTTATGTTTTCTGGATTGTGGTGAACGTTGATCCAGACAGAATCTTCGATCGCATGAATCGCGCGTTTAACTCCGGGCGACGAAGGAACGACACTTGATGCAATAAGAGTTTTAGTTCCGTCCCCATTCCAAACTCTGACCTTGCCTTGACTCAGAACACACATGTGTTCGGTCTTATGAATTTTTCCGGTTAAAGTGACGCCTTTAGGAATAAAGATTTCACGCATGTAAATTCCTGGAGCGAAGTAGTGCTTTGGCTCGATGTGAATACGCCGTTCCGGCATAGCCATCATTACTTGCTCAAGCTTAATGATGTCATTGCGAGCCTCTTCGAAGCTCTTCTTTAGCTCAATCGCACTCATGGATTTGTCTTTCGGAATTTAGACGCGATCCAGTCTGACCAAGGTGGAGTTTTCAAATGCCATCCAACTATGCCGGTGAGGAGAGCCGGATGGATGAGTTTCACCCACTCTCGGCCCTCCTTCATGAGCTTCAAAATAAACTCTTGCCGGCTTGTCATGGAATTAGGCGAGAAGGTCCTGAATCAAGTCCTGAGCGCCGAGAACAATTCCGCGATAGAAGCCGGAATGATCTGCCAAGAGATCCGATTTCAAGTTTTGGAGTTCAGATACTTTCGACGAGAAAGCAGAAATTGCAGCCACCACACCAGCCTCAACTTCAGCGGCCACGCCGCTTGCTTTTGCAGCTTTCACTGCCATAGCAACAGCTGCCAGACCTTCCATTAGGTCGTAAGCCGAATCCTGAACGTTTACGCTAACACTTTTATTTGCCATTTTATTTTCCTTTCAATTCACAATTGCCTTTGAAACCAAGTCGAAGAGAATCTTTCCCGCTTCGACTACAACTAGGCCAGCGAAGGCAGATAACGCCGACCATGCGATCATTTTCCCAGTCATTCGTTCCTTGAATCCGAGAAGGGTTTTCGTGTCTTTTTTGATTTCGTGAACGTCGCGGATCAGAAATTTCATCGCTTCCTTGATTTCCCCAACTTCTCTATTTAGATCCATTTCGTTACCTTCCATGGTGAAATTCATTACAGCTCAACAATTGTAAAAGTTATCGGCATGTCCACAGATTGAACTATTTGACAGGTGGTTGATCCGCTGCTTCGACCCTGAATTTTAAATGTTACTGAGCCAGAGGAAAAAGCAGTATAGACACCGATAAGCGTGACAGAGCTTTGATTATTGGCGCCGTTTGATCCAGCTGTAGCATACCCAGATCCACCGTTAATGACGGTTGTTCCACCGATGAGTCGAGCTAAGGAAGATGCACCATTACTGAGGTTGACTACTGCAAGGCTTGCGCTGACGAGATAATTTCCTGGATTTGGAAGAGTGGCTGTAATTCCTGGAAGCTTTGTTGATTCAGGAACGCAGGCAATATTATTTAGAGATCCAATAGCTGTGGTTGAAGTCGACGTGGTAGCGACAGAAAAATCGGTGTAGGTTGCAGATGTGGTAGACCAACCCCCTCCGGTTCCAGTTAATGAAATACAGGAATAGGTTTTTGGAATATAAAACGGCTTAACTGAAACTTCTGTGGAATTTGAAGACCAAGTTCCTGCCGTTGTTTCGGTGATGTTTATCCTGCCTAAGAGCCTGACGGGTACATTCGTTCTGGCGCTCGTCGAATAAAGAACCTTTGAGTTTAGTCCGCCGGATATTGCTGTCGTATTCTGAACGCTTCCGTTGTCAAACGTTGGCATTAGGCTAAGTGCAAGCTCAACTGTTCCCGAGTTATTAATGCCATACACGTAAATTAATGCTGAATTTCCGTTTGTTGTTCCAAGCGTAGTTCCGGACGGAACTGTAATCGAAAGAGCAGATGTGACGGAAATCTGGCTATATGCACCGCTCGTTGCCGTTGCGCTTCTAAATCCGACGTAGACAGGACTTCCAGATGATGGATCAGTTGATCCATCTGTTTGTTTTAATGCTACAGTAAGTGCGTTTGTGCTGACAGATGTTTCCAACCCGATGAGCTCTACAACACCAGTTCCTCCGCCAGATGGCGTCCCCCATGTTCCATCTCCTCTCCAGAATGTGCTCGAACTTGCGCCTGATCCACCCGCCATCTGAGAGACAGAGATATTTCCAGATAGATCTGAGAACCCCGGCTGTGCTTGAGAAACCGAACCATCAGTTCCGATTTGGGTTAGAAACTCATGCGAAACGGCGGATAGAGATTTAACTCCCCCGAGTGTTGACGTTGACGGATGTGGAAGGTCAGATCCAATGATTGGTTCCCAGCTCGGTGCCGACGAAACCGATCCAGTACCGGTTTGGGTATAAAACAGTTTAGTGTTTAAAGAATTTCCGGGAAGGCGAGTTTCGGCTCCATCGACTCCGCCATAGATAGTGTCGCCAACTGCCGACATCGGTGAGCTAATCTCTGAGTTTGTCGGAGCAATGTTTCCGCCAACTCTAAAAAATAGAGATCGAAACCATGCCATCCAAGGCGGAGATAAAACGCCACCATCTGTTAGAACTTTAGTCTTATATGGAACCGGTGGTAGATCCTGTTGGCTCATCACGCCGCACCTTCAGTGACATCAATTTCGGCACCGATGAATGTAACCTTTACTGGATCAGAGATACGGACTCGATAGACACGGTCTCTTGCTTGTCCAAGCCTTCTCCAAATCACACGTGTGAGGCGCGATCCAATTGGACCGATCGCGGCCCAATGTTCATTTGACCAAGAATGTCCAGCGTCATCTGACCACTGAAGCATCGCTTGCGGATAGTTTCCTTGGTTCGTTCCGTCAGTTCCTACCCCTGTTTCCATGTCGAGCTGAAAGCTCTCGTGAAACATCCTCTTTTTATTTTTAGCGATATGGGGTGAACGCCTCTCGCGAACGAGAGTATTTCCGTTATCGGTAAAGGTTCCGGGGTCTAGTGCGTAAAGAGTTCCAGAGGAATAATCCCCAACAACGTCTGTGTTATAGGCATATGCATGGCAATCGGCTAAGTGTCGTGAGAATTTTCCATGAGCCAAAAAGGCTCTTTCATGCCAGAGGCTTGTTGTTGCATCAAATACCCAGGTGGTTTCTGCGCCCGGAAGATTGAGGCAATAAAAAAAGTGACCGTTCTGCTGATAAGTCCAGGAGCGAGCCGATGAAACGTCCCCGAGCTGCGAGATAACGTACTCGAGAGCATGTGTGCTTATTCTTTGCGGCTCGAATCCCTGAATTCTATAGACGACCCCTCGGCCCTCTTCGTCTTGTCCGAGCCAGTAAATTGTGTTTTGGAGTTTGGAGATTGAAAAGGCAGCGGCACATCCGATTTCAATGACAGCTCCTTGAATTCTTTGGAACGGAAAAGTGGATCCACTGTCATAAAAGACCTCTAAAGACCGAGTTCCGAAAAGATATAGATTTTCCTGCGTAGCCATCTGACCGACCAAGTTGTCTGGATTTGCTTCCGCCGATCCAATATCTAATGCATCGAAAGTCGTTGAGTTTAGCCCTGAAAGGTAAAACTGCTGAGAGTTTGGTTTTATAAAAATCAGATAGCCATCCATGAATTCTACCTGATTGGACCCTAAAAAGGCCGGAGATGTGATCTGATTAAAGTTTACTGTCTCTGTACCCGCATAGAAGTTATCGACCTCAAGAGTATAGGCGCCTATCGTTGCATTGATATTTATGAGAGCAAGCTGGTATTGAGCGCTGTTTGACGTTGAGAATGTTGCAGTTGCAGTACCAATTCCACTTGCTGTCGTGATATTGTAAAGACCAACAGGAATAATCCATTCTGCGTTAGACACGTCATAAACAAAAACAGCGAAACTGCTCGATGAAGTTCCGGATAGATCCATATTCGTCGATCCGGCTGTCACGCGATATTGAAAGCTAATGTCGGCTGTTGATGATTTATTTACGGAATTAATATTGAAGACATTCGAAATGAGCATGTCTCCGGCAGTGGACCCAGACGAACTTGAAAGAAGTCCGGAATACGTTCCAGAGATCGGGCTTGATGAGGTTACTGACAGAGAAAGATTAACCGACGGAGTCTTTCCGGTGGAGGATTGGCTATAGGCCCCTCGAAATGCAGCAACGGTAGTCGGAATTCCATCCTGTAATACAGAATTAGCAAGAGACCAACCGGTCGTGTCCCCTGTTTCGAAGTTTCCGTTTCCGTTATTAGTGCCGTTATCAGTAGTAACAGAAGAGATGTAGTTAATTGCTCCGCCCTGAGTGAGCGAGCACTGATATCCATAAGGACCGTCAACAACCACAAGCCTACTGCCGTTGTCTTTGAATGACACGGGACCTGAATCGGTATTAAGCGTTCCTATAGCTGTATAGGTCCAGATGCTTGAGATCTGATAAAGTACGTTCCCTGCGACAGCCCAAAGCTGGCCTTGTGTATCTGTATATTCGCCCCTGATCGGTCCAGTTGGAAGGGTAACGAGAGGTTTAAGTCCAGGAGTTCCGACGAGAGACGCGACTTCACCTTCGTCTCCAAATCCAGTTTCATTGAGTTCTGGGTATAGGTTCACACATCGCTGCGAATCCACATTCACAGACTGAAGCGTGTAGCTAGGCCCTATGAACCCGGGAAACCTCATTTCTCGTAACCATCCGTTCTCCAGTTGTAGGTGCCCTGGCTTGCACGAATGGCCGGATCGACTTGTAAGTAATAAGGCTTCTTGTTGTTTCGTTTGATTGCGGCTTTTGATTGGATCGCAAGCTCCATGAGCTCAGGAGTTGGCACCTTGCCGTATTCAGGCGCGAGATCAAGCGAGAGATTAAATCTGAGTGCCCGTAAATACCCGGGAGGTAAACTAAAGGTGCCTGACAGTGAAGCGAGAGTGAGAGGCTTCTGGCTGTAAAATATGAGGGCATTTGTCGAGTCAGTTGGAACGGGCCAAACGCTCACGTTCCTGGTCGGATAGGCCTCATCAATATAACAATAGAGAGGAAAATTAGAGGTAAGCGTCTTTAGAGTTTCAGAAGCATACTCGTCTTGATTGAGTATCTTCATTGGAAGCTCAATCGGAGGATTCGATCCAGTCAGCTGGATGATAGCGGTTTGTACCCGCATAGGACGCGAGGTGTTTAGATCGCCACCCGTTCCCCAAGTATAAGTTTGTTTAAGACCAGCGCTCGAAAGAGCGAGCACATCTCTCACAATTGGAGTCGTAAGGAGACTCTCATTGCTCCAGCTATCGATCAGATCATTGAGAGAAAGAAGCGCATCAGAAGCCATCTGAGCAGAAGGAGTTTCGCCTTCTGCGAGTACTCCGATCAGCCTTAGAGCTCCGTTTATGAGATCTTTTCCGGTCATCCTGACCCCCCGCTCAAGCCGCCTTTAGCGGCAAACCATTTTGCTTCTTAAGCCAGTTACCGATATGTCCCCGATATGGAACGTTTCCGTTCCAATGAGTCAAAGTGAGCTCCGGATTTAAAAATATTTGTCCGCCGGCTTCTCGCCATTCCCTGCAAAAAAATGAGTCCTCGGTATAGAGTGCGCCGTCTTTATAAATGATCTGAAAATAGCAATACTGAATCTCTCCGCGGCTGTTATATGTACGACCCGGATAGGCTTCGCTAAACCTCTTTAATGCGTTCTTTGATAGAGATAGAAATCCAGTTGGAACCATCTGGACCTCAAGTAATCCATGTTCGTTTGCCCAGAGTTCTTTTTTGTCTTGTAGAAATGCCACCGGATATTTTTCTTGGACTTCTTCTTTGATTCTATATGCTCCGCCAACAACATCTTCTGGATAGTGAGCCATTCTGACTAGGTTTCCAGGTTCAAAAGTAACGTCGGAATCAAGAAAGATAAGCCTGTCGAAATCCGAATTCATAAACTCATGGCAGATTTGGTTTCTGCCTCGAGCGAGATCTGAACATCCATTCAAAATGTTGATTGAAAGTTCATCTCCATTTTGAATTGCGATAGGGATCTCGGTTAGAAGGCACCCTGCGACGCGATAATCCATCTTTCCGTCGTAAAGCGGCAATCCAACCGAGATCCTCATAACGCTTAAGCCCCTTTGATCAGGCCGAGAGACACAAGGTCTGCCCGGAGCTGATTTACGAGGGTGACGATCGCATTGGCTTGCGTCGACGTCGAGAAGCCCCATGGGCTCGTCGTCGTAGCAGCAGTCGTAGTTACCGCTGCTTCATTTGCGCTAGTCGGCTGAACAACCGGTGTTGCGCCATAAAAGCCCACGAGATCAAGCGCAGAAGCACCGACCTGTGTGCCATCCCCCTGATTGTTCGGGACCTGGCTCATGTTTACTGTAGAGACAAGACTTGCTTGTGGCATGTTTTATTCCCCTTTCCTTAGGATCAACCGAAGATGCGGCAGGCCCATTCAGGTCTGAACGCAGCCGAGCCGTACAGGATGTCTAGACGGCACGGGATTTGATCGGAGTTGATGTCGTACGCACGTACAATTCGAATCGATAGACCCGATTCTTCGTCTTGTGCGCGAGCAGCGAAATGGACTCCTTCCGGCAATTCCAAGTCAGCGCATCCGAGCGTGAACGCATTCTTGTGAATAAGCAGGTTGTTCGCAGTGAGCGTCGAAGCGGATGCTGCAAACGTCAAAGCCGCAGTGTCAATCGGCGAAGAGTCCACAGTCTGAGTCGATCCCGAGGTGATGATCGGAGGGCTAATCGACAAAGTCATGTTGCCCGAACCATCCGAAGAACCGACAGCCGTTGCGACGAACTGTTGCAGAATGCCGGTCGATTGTTTCGTGATCGGGTTCACTTTATGAACGCCAGCGATCGTAAACACGTCGCCAACTTGCACGCGAGCAGCAGCAGACGAAGTCCAACCGTTCGTTACGAGGCTAGATCCAGTCTGTCCTCCGTTATGAACAGCAGGCGAACCACCCAGCTGGCCTGACGTATAGTTCTGGACGTTCTGGCTCATGTACCATTCGCCGCCCAGGCCTTCGCCCATCATGCCTTTTTCATATTGTTCAGCAATTTTACTCGAGCTCTGGAACAAACCAGAGAACGCAGCAACCGCTTGCGCTTCAGCAGCTGGATTGATGTGGAAGCTACGATCGCCATCCGAAGGAGCAGCAAGTTCGTTCAACTTCTGTTGAGCTTGCAGATAGGTGAGGATTGCACCCGATGCGCCGGAACCGCTAGGTGTCGTACCAGGCGTACCCACAGCGTTGTAGGTGTTCTGATAAGCCATCGTCTGAGTGTCAATGTCCACTTGGTTGGCAACAGCGACAACAGCAGGCTTAATGTATCGTTCAGCAAAGCGATCGATCGTGAGGGTCAGATCCTGCATCGAGAACGTGAAGTCCACACCCTTCTGGTTATTGAGAACCAGCGGGACGCTTTCTTCAGATACGTTCTGGATTTGAATCGCAGTACCCGTACGGACGGTCGGTCTCCATGGTTTACGAACGGTGATCGTGTTACCGATCTTTGCACCCGTGCGAGCGAATTCTTTGCTGTACTGCTTGTCGATTTTGCGAGTGAAGCCTAATTGGTTTTCGAACATACGCAGAGCTTCTGCTGCGATGATGCTCGGGGTGAGTAATGAGTTACTCATATTCTATTCAGGCACGTTTTATGCCTGCCTCCGTTTTTTTAGCCCCTGCTCACGAAGTTTTTTGTAGTCAGCGAAAGAGTTTTTTGCGGCTTCATCGAGGTTCTTTGGAACGTTCGCTTTGCCGCCTCCTCCAACCGGTGCAATTGGCTTCGGTGCAGAAGTGATTGTTTTTGTTTCAGTTGGTTTTTCTTTTTCGGAGGCAACGGACGCGATTTTGTAAGACAGCTTGCCCATCTCTAAAGCCGCTTGAACCGGAGGAAGCTTTGCGATTCGCATTGCTTCGTCTGGATTCTTTGCAAGCTCATAGAGAAGTTCAGGGCCATCTTTTGACGACACAATGATCTGCTCGAGCATGGCGTTCCTTGGCACTGTGACCAAGTTCTCCATTACTTCGTCAAAATCATCGTGAGACTCTTTGAAGGAAGAGAGACGCGACTGATGAGAGTCAAACTGCGATTTTTGTTCCGTCAGTTTGGATTTCTGTTCATCCTCTTTACGGCTCTCTTGAATCGCCTGTTTTGCTTCCCATTTCGCTACCGCTTTCACATACGCTGCATGCGTATCGAAATCGTCAGGCTGTGGTTCTTTGTCAGGCGTGACTGGCTTCGTTTCGACTTTGGTTTCAGGCTTGGAAGTAGCGTTTTTTAACGCCTCTTGTTTCCAGTAATCCTTCTCCCGCTCAAGCTCGGCTTTCTGTGCATTGAGCTTGCCGATTCGGCGCTCAAACCCGGATTTCTTCTTTCCAGGTTTCCTTTCCTTCGCTTCGTCTTTTGCTTCAGATTCATTTGATTCTTCCTCAGATGATTCTGAAACTTCTGATTCGCTTTCCTTTGCCTCAGGTGCTTCAGTTTCCGAGTCTGATGCGACTTCTTTCTGCTCGGAAGTTTCACTTCCTAGCGCGGATAGAGATGCGTCTTTTGAGACATCAGCTTTCGCTTCTGCAGTTTGAGCTGCAGGAGTTTCAACTTTCGGTTCATTAGACTGCACTTGGATCGTCATGGATTACTCCCCACGGGTGTTCCCGGTGCGTTTGGCCCGCCGGTAGGCCCTGAACCCACGTGACCGAAACCAGCGAAAGTTCCGCCATCTGCCTCTTGTGGGTTGAAATCTGGAGATGCGTCGATTGGTTGATTGACGTTGAGAAGTCTCAGGCGATCATTGAGAAGCTCGTTCTCATGCTTAATCGCACCGACTTCTTGCTTAAGAAGCTCGATTGAAGATTGTGTGCCAAGTTTTGCTAGATCGGTTTCGATCTGGGCCTGTAACTTTTCGCGTTCAAGCTGAATGTTCCAAGCCTCGACCCTCTCTTTGTGTTCGAGATCAAGCTTCTTGGTCTCAATGATTTTTGTCGTTTCGTTAAGACGCTGAGTAAGATCCTGTAGAAGAGCCTGCATCTGCTGCATGCGGGCTGCGACCATGGGTGGAATCTCTTGCTGCTTCGGATCGTCTTGGAGTTGTGGCGGAAGGGCTTTTTTCAGACGATCAGAGAGCTCTTGAGCTCCTGGCCAATCCATGTTTCTGACGATGATGTCCGCGCAAATGGACGCGATCTGAGGAACAGCTTGTGAGAACTGCATCATAGATGCCGCGGCTTCTTGGCGCTTAGAAGCAAAGCTTGGACCTGTATCGACAACTACGTCGTAGCGGCCGACTGTCACGTCATAGAGAACTTCTTTTCCGCTTTCATCGTTATGTTTGTGATTGAGTTGAACGACTTGTTGAGTGCCGTCTTCTTTCACAATGCGTGCAGCGCGTGCGGTATCGTAAACTTTTGGAATGAGATCTATTAGAATTCGACCCGTGTGCTTAAGAGAGCGCTTAAGATTGTCAGAGAAATGAAAAGTTGCAGTTTGCGCCTGGTTTTGCCGGCGAGATATTGCGATGCCGCTTGGATCAGGAGGGCCTGCACCTAAGGCTGGATCATAGATGCCAGTCGTTGCTTTCAAATCATCTGCAGCTAGAGCTGAAGCTTGGGTGATTGCTTGTACGGCAGGTTCCGCGACCTGACGCTGTGGAGGTCCTGCAGGAGCACCGTCCAGGTCTTTTTGCTTAAATTCGAGATAGGGGTGATTTCTGCGGTTAGCATTCTTCCACTCTTCTTCGTGGCCTTCAAACTGGCCTTCAGCTCCGATGTAAGGAGCTCGAGGAGCAAGAGCGATGGCCTCAGTTTCAGCTGACTTCCAATAGTTCAGCATTCGCTGCGGGTCTTTGGCATGACGAATGACGCTCTCTAGCGTGCGCTTGCCATCGACATAGAGCTCGTTGCCGTAAACGGGAACAATCGGGATATATTTCCCAGCCCATTCGCCACGCTCTAAGATTTCAGCGCCGTTTAGTTTGCACCATTTAACGACTGGAATTTTTACGTCTCGGCTATCGAGGATCTGAACCTGTACGCCTGCGGTATGAGCCGCGAGCATTCGCTCTGGAAGTTTGCCGTTTAAAACAGTCTCGCCAGTGCTTAACTGGTGAAGCTTGTCGTTCTTAAAAACCTTGTAGAAGTATTCAACAACCCTGCATCCATCGGACTTAATCCAAATGGGCTTGTTGTTTCCGATCGCTTCGTAAGAAACCCAGTTACTTGCAAGTTTTGAGTTTGGATACTGAGCCTTGTATTCCTCTGGAGGCATGTCGGAGATCACAAATGCCCAGTTGGCGTCCGACCCGTCGGGCTCCTGATGATATGGATCTAAATAGACAGAGAAATGATCTCTCACTCTCTTGAGTAAGATTTCTTGTTCAAAGGAGTCTGGGCCTACGAAGTCAGTAGTGATCCGCCAGAATCCAAAGCTGGATCGAGCGGCTGCTTCAAAAGCCGTGTCATATGCAGCTTCAGCGTTTGAATTGTATTCAATGTGGCGGATTAAGCCTTGAATGACGTCGGCTGTTTCCTCATCTGCACCACTTGAAACAGGATTAACTTTGATCGAGGCGCGGTTTTGGCGCTGATCGTTTGTGACTTGTTGAACGAATTGCGGAAGGCGATTGATGACAAGGCATGGACGCGCTTCAATGTTGCGTTGGTTTTTGATGTCTAAAGGCCATTGATCACCTTTGATGAAAGTAAGATCGTCTAAGGCTTCTTTTCTGATTTCTTCTTCGGCTTCAATTGCGAGAGCGAGTCTCGCTTGGGCGTCTTCTAGAATGTCGTCGTCTGTTGGTTCAGAGTAGCCCTGTGCCTCGTCTAGGCCAGGGATTAGAGAATCCTCTGCGCTAGACTCGACATCTTTTCCGTCGATTTCCGCCACATAATCTATGTTGAGCTGGCAGGATCTTTAGGATAGTTAAAGGAAAGCTTTAGATAATGTTTAGGGAGAACCGATGAATCCCATCGATATCGGCCACAGAAGGTACGTCATTTTGACCGAAACAAGAAAAGGTCTCGTAATGATTTGGGTGGAAGACGTGACAGGCGAGAAGTTCACTCGCTTTGCAGTGACGGCAGAGCCTCAAGGCGTTAATGCCGAGATCGAGCGGTTGAAGAAGGTGTTGGAGGAAGAGAATGCCAAAAAATAAGATATATAGAGTTCAGAAAATTTCTAAAGATCTTAGTAAAGAGATAGATAAATATTTTTCTGAATTAGAACCAAATATTTTTGAATTTCTTATTGAAAATGGAGTTGACTCGAATATTGCTGATGATGCTCAACAGCTTATTGCATCTAAAGCTGTAGGAGTATGTGATTCAATTGAAAGTCAAATTCGGGAATGGTTTGAAAATAAGTTTCCTTTAGTCGAAGTAATCCAAGAAAAATTAGAATTAATAGATAAACAATTCGAAGATTTATATTACGGAGATTGATCAGCCCATCGATCCGCCATTTATTCTCTGTGACGCCCCTCGGAAAATAAAGAACTAAACTTAATCCTATAGTTCTTTCGTTTCGCTAATACCCGTTCACAATTTAGGGAATGGCAAAAGTGCTTTGCATCCCTGACCTGCATGCGCCATATACAAATCTAGAGGCGCTCACTCTTCTTTACGCACACATCGAGAAAGTAAATCCCACTCACATCATCCAGCTAGGCGATCAGTTAGATCTTTACGCGTTCTCAAAATTCCCTCGTTCTCACAACGTCATGACCCCAAAGCAGGAGTTAGAAGAGGGAATTGGGTTATTGAAGGAAATGTGGAGACTGATTAACCGAATCTCGCCTGACTCTAGAAAATATCAGCTCCTTGGCAATCATATGGAGCGTCTTCCGAAGCGCGTTCTTGAGCGTCTGCCTGAGGCAGAAAGCCTATTTCGTGTGGAAGATTTGGTCAACTTCGACGGCGTTCATACCGTGACAGAAGACCAAATCGAAATTGATGATGTTCTTTATCTGCATGGTTTTATGACTGGCGCTTTCAAACACATGCGATACTTTTTAAAGTCATGCGTCTTTGGCCACACCCACTCAGCATGGATTCATTTTGAAAAAATCCATAATCGCCAGCTCTTTGAATTCACATCGGGCTATCTGGCAGACGACACACAGATTCCTCTTCAATATACTGCAAGCAAAATAAATAAATGGTCTACAGGCTACGGCATTGTCGATAATGGCGTTCCGACGTTTGTTCCGCTTTAAGGAGTGGGCGAAGGGCTTGGGCTCGGAGCAACACAAGTGACAGTTCCATCACTATTTTCGGTAAGCGTATATCCTTGAGGTTCAGCTAGAGTAAATGCACCGGGCTTAACCGAATTTAGAAATGTTCCCATAAACCCAAACGAGTGACGAACAGTGACTGCATCAGTAGAAAGTGCAGACCAGGCCTGGCAAGGCGAGAGATTCACTTGATCGGGATTCTTCCATATTGCGCCGTAAAGTTTAACACCTGTGATCGCAAGTAGGTTAAATCGTGTGTTAATTGCAGATTCAAAAGCCTCGTGAAGCTTCTGAGCGGGTGTGAGTGTAAATACATCCGCATTGGCCGATAGAGACATAAGAATGAGTGCCAAAATGAGTTCTTTTTTCATATTAGTATCCTTCCAAAATTAAGAGTGCAGTTGTTACCCCGACGGTGGATACAGTGACGCTGCTCGTTGTTGGCGTCATCACTGTGCATGTCCCGTTCGACATATTTGGGCAGTTAGGCAGATGTGAGAAAGCGACAGGAAACGTATAAGATGAAGTGGACCCATTACATCCATTTAGATATACGACGACTTTTTTATAATTTGCTCCCTGAAAAGGCTGCGAGAAGACGACGTTTCCAGCAGTAGAACAAGTCTTTGTGGTTTGAGTGGCATTCGAGTTGAACGCCGGAGCTGTGTCGGAGACGGTATAATTCGCAGTAGTTCCTGAGACAGAGGCCGCACTCACGTTCTTAGAACTATCAATGACTGTTGAGTTATTGATCGCATAGAATGAATTTGAGTTGAATCCGCCGATGGCTGAGATACCACCTGTGCATCCTCCGCCGGCCTTGATGTCGTATGCCACTCCGGGAGATGGATCAGTAAAGCTCGAGCAATTTCCGATATCGACTTCACCCAATGCTGACATTGCAATGGCCGTAGATCCAATGTCTATTGTCGCAGCATCGGCATTAATTCCACTACCGCCGTTCGTGATAAGCTGCCCATCGCTCGCATCAAGACTGAATCCAGTGCCTGTAATATAAGATCCAACCTGGACTGTATCAAAGTTTCCGACCGATCCAGAAACGCTTCCAGACGAAGTGCCAATGTTTCCTGTAGATGTCGTATAATCTCCGCTTGAATCAATGTCGGCTGCCCCACCGTTGATCGAAACTCCACCCGTCAAGTCATCGGTCAATTGACCGCCGTTGAAATAAGTGATGCCGCCGGCATTGACAATTGAGTTATCCTGCAGATCTATGTTTCCAGCCATGCTTCCGCCTGAGAGTGGAAGATAAGGGCCACCACTTACTAAGCTTGCGATGGAGCTCGCTGCCTGACCACCGACTGTCGCAACAGAAGGATTCGGATAAGTGCCTGTTAGATCTCCTCCAGCCGAACCAGTTACACTTGGAGCAGAGCAAGTCAAAGTTCCAGTCGAACTGATTCCGCTTGCAAACTGTCCAACCGAACAGGAATTAGCTGTGAGAGACGTAGGGATGTTTACCCAATTATCAGCAGCAAATGCATTTGAAGCAATGAGAAGAAATACAATGAAGGCTTTCATTGACTCTCCGTCTTTTCATAGTGAATTTCGACTCTAGGATGATGTATTTTTGGAGCAACAGTTTTCGCGCCATGCTTATGTCCCAAGGCATACAAGGCTGCCCCAACGACTGCTCCAATAGTGCAACTCAATACCGGTATGATAATATTCATATTAAAATCCCTTCCTGGTTAGGTTTCCCATAAGGCTTGCGTTCCCCCCAGACCCTGCCGCGTAATGAATTCGGCCCCATCTAAAATATTGAGCGTCTAAGTTGTACATGAGCTTCCCGGCCCCACTGATGGCTTGAGAAGTATTTCCAACAACACTCCAGTTCTGAACAGCTTGTGCTTGCGAGTCATCAAGTACGTCGTTACTGGCTTCGATCGTAAAGGTTCCGGTTGGAGATCCAGACCAAATGAGATGAATGCTAAATCCAATAGTTCCTAGAAGTGGAAACGGAGTTGAATAAACATCTGAGGCCATATTTCCGTTTACGATGATCTGATTTGCATATCCCCACATAGATTCCCCCTTGTTGTCATCCCATCCAGCTTCCGGTGCCGGAGTATGATTGTGATCGTTGTGTTTTCTTAGGTGCCTCTTTCGGAAACTCTGCATTTAGATCTGGATCCATGATACGCGACTCGCAATCAAGCATGTCGTCATGCACACAAACCGGAAACGCGAGATACTCGTTGTCTAAGAAGAGTTGGACGTAATCTCGGGTGATTCCCTCATAATCGACAAACGACTGTCGCTCGGCCGAGTAGTAGCGACCCTGCTCGTAGACTGGGATAAGTTTCTTGATTCGGTCTTCTTTTGAGATAGATCCGCCAAGCTCTACGATATTGAAGCGGTAGTTCTTTTGCTCCATCACATACTTGATATGCTCGATGTCTGACTGCATGCCGTACTTCTCGTAACCCACTTGTTTTGGCTGCCACTCACGGTGAAGCTCCATGAGTTTATCGGCTCGCTGAGTGAGGTTAAGACGATCTCTAAATCCGTAAAGCCTGTAGTAGTTCTGATCAGGTGATAGCCCAATCACGACCATGACTGTGTAATCGCTTGTTCTCTTCTTAGAATTCGCGGGATCAACGATCAGATATTTATTCCAGCGTGATGTGTCGCCCAGAGTCTTGTAATATTTTAGCCATTCGCGCTTAAACGACATCGCGTTATCGGCGACAGGATTCTGTAATTGCTGCGTGCCAAAGATATAGGGACCTTGATCGCGGCGTTTCTTGAGTAAGACTTCCTCAGAAAGAAAGACCGGCTTTCCTTCAGGCGGGGATTTCCCATTATCCGTTGCGGGCTTGATTCTAGGGATAACTGATTCTCGGTCCATCATTGCGCGATAAGTATCGTTCACGTGATAGCGAGTGCCGATGTATCTCCGCTTCGTTCGTTCACCTGATCCAAGGTTTAGTGACAATTCCCAAGCGCGAGTGGTCTTTGCAATCTGATCAGGAGTTGAAACTGATTCTAACGTCACAACATCGTCGTAAACTTGATGACTAAAGTGTCGCGAGGTCGGTTGACCATCGACTAGTCCCCAAGCTTCAACTGTCGCTTCTTTTGGGTTTGTCTTTCGCTTAACGATGATGCCGCCATCTAAAGACCACTTGGGTGATTCGGTCTCTGGTTTTGCGTAGAGGATTTCAGGGAAGAGCTCTTTCAATCTTTCGTTTGATTCAAACTCACGCTTGATTTGATCTAAGAAGGCTTTCGCGATGGGACGCGTGTGACTGAATATGCCAACCGTAACTTCAGGATCGTTTAAGATGTCCTGAATGGTTTTAGCGAATGTGATAATCGTGGATTTGTAATGGTCACGAGCCCAAAGATCCAAAAACCCATCAGGATTAGCGTTAACCTCTCTGCATCTCGCATAGAGCCAATCGTGATCGACATCCCGTCTGTTCATTGCGTATACGATGAGAAAGAACAAATCCGTTTTACATAGTTTTCTTTCGGCATCGATGTTTCGAGAGTCGATAATCCTTACGTAAACCTCGTGCGCTTCTTGCTTAGTGAGTTTTGAGCAATCCACAGTACGCGCGACCCTGCGTCTGTCGATCTCTTCGCTCAGGTGAAGCTCTTCTAGAATCTCCGCCTGGTTCATTGGATCTTTTCGTAGTTTTGCTCAAAAGCTTCTGGAGTATGCGAACGGATATCGCCAGCGTAATCTCTGACGATCCAATCACCGTTGTGAGCGACGACTTGACCCTCTCGAGTGTAAAAAACCGTATCGCTATCGATCTTAAGCGCGTGAACAACCGCCTTTTCATCCTTGAACCAATCAGGAGTTGAATCTACGTTGTAACGGAAAGCGTCGACCATGATGGGCTTCTTAAGAAACTTCATTGAAATCACCCTCGCCCTGAAAATCAATGGCGGTTCTCATGAGTACAATCGCTGAGCGCTCAATCTCGCAGGGGTCTTGAGAGGCAAAAACGTCTGAACTGTCATCATCGTAAATCACAACCACAGTGAGAGATTTGATCTCAGGAAGTCTTGCTTTCACATCGCGAATGACAGCGGCAGGATTTTTCATTCCAATAGTTGGGATGCTCATTTGTCCTCCTTGAGGAATCCCTCATACGCGATTGCCTTTTTAAGTTTCTCAGCGACATCAGTCGGAACAGCATCAAGCATTCCATGGCAGCGTTTGGTTTTTTTCCCGCTTCCACAAATGCATGGCATGTTTCTATGCTTAGAGAGTGGGTTCCATTCCCAACCTGCTTTTAGAACTCTAAGTTCCGACATTTGCCTCTCTCTTTTTCCTAAGCTCTTCGATCCTGGCCAAGATTTGCTCATCTGACATTTCGGAGGTGTTACGTGTATCGATTGGCCCCCCGTCGACACCTGAGACCTCGTGCACATTGGTCTCTTTCCATCTCTGACGACACTTGAGCCAAAACATCGTCATTGCAGGAACGTTTCCGCTGATGGCCATTTTGTAGGCTGTGGCCATGACGTTCTGAGCTGCCGTTGCTCTTCCTTTTTCTAACGCCTCACTTGCGCCTTCTGTGTCGCTCATCCTTCGATCAAAGGTGGCTTTACTCATTCCGAGGATTGCTGCCATTTGAACGACGGTGAGACCAAGGCCTGCCATCGTTGTAATTTTTGATAATTCTTCTTCGGAGAGTTCGATCTTAGCTCTAGGCATTAGAGCCTCGCTTGATCTGACCCTTGGCTGCGAATTGCTTTTGGCAATGAGGGCAGGTGACCATCATTCCTTTTGAATCTTTTTCAGAAGCGTCTAGGGTGAAGCTCTCAATTCCCAGATGCTCAATATTAAAATCAGGACCCAAATCGGCCAGATCAGCATTAATTCCCGAAAGATCGAGATCAGCCCACGACGCAATACTGTTGTCACTTTGTACGAATGCATATTCCTGATCCTCTGTGTCGAAATCCTGGTAGACGACAGGCGCGTGTTCGCAGCCGTTTTGCTTGATTGCCTCTAAAGTTCCATGGCCTTTCACAATGAAGCCTGAGCGCTTACTGACTACAATTGGAGCCCTGATTCCTTGGTAGGCGATAATCTTTGCCAGGCGGTCGATTTGAGCGGCGGGGTGGATATTACGATTCTTGGGATGCGGTCTCAGTTGAGGAATCATCACCATGCTGTCGTAGCGGCAATGAATGTTGAGCTCAGCCATTAGCGCGATCCTTTGCCTTTTCCAGAGGCCTGCGCTTGTCGCCACAGAGGGCTTCGAACATTAGTTCGTTTAGCTCTTCACGCTTTAGGATCTCGTCGATGACTTTGGATTTGTTGGGGCAATCAGCGCCCGTTACCGGAACCTGCGCAAGCGCATTGATTTGCGGTTCTTTGCCGTCAGCGCTAAATGACCCCATAAACCAAGCCTACTCAGGTCATTTCTTTAGTATAACTAAAACTTATATTTATATTCACAACTAATAACTTTTAATTATAGTTGGGTTTATGAGTGAGAAGACGATTAGGGAAATTTTAGGTGATTTTGGTCCGGCTAAGGCGCCAGATAAAAAGAGTCTAAAGGGTGGAAGAGCTGTGACTATTTGGCTGCCCGCAGATGCGAAAGCCAGGTACGACCGACTTCAGGAAAGAAGCGGAAAGCTCTTCGGCAAGAAGGCCAGAGAAGTTCTTATGGAACTGATCGATGGCGCTGAGGAGTTGATTGCTTGAAGCCTAAATATTGGCTCGGAGCCGCAGTGGTACTCGCGATGGCATCCTGCGCACATTACGTCGCAGACCCATTTCCAAGTGCCATCGGTTCAAACGATCTAACACTTGTTATTCGCGGATGCGATGGACCTATCTCTTCAGGGATTGGTATCTGTAGACCCACTGCAGGAACGGCTGTCAATGCATCCTGGCAAGCCATTCTTCCCAATGCTCCCGGAATTATTTACGACGGTCAACTTTCCGTTCAGGCTAATGGCATCACAAAGACTTACGGCATTACGGGCTCTGTCGTTGACGTTCCTCTCGTCGATTTCTTCGGACCTACTTGGCAGATAGGCGACAACGTCATCATGAATGCGACAGCGACGATGAAAGTCATGCCGCCAACTGGAATCCAAACAATACTTCAGGTCGAGGGCCAGGTCTTTGTCAGGACGCTAGATCCTAAATATCAATCTATGCCCATAGATTCCGGCTATCAAAGCTGGGAAGGAGTATGCATAGTGCAATACTCCTCGTCTGGACGAAGTGCAGTGAGTTGCAAATGAGCACCGCTGCGAACTGGCTCTCGAGCCTGATTAGCTCTAGCATTCCGGGATTCATTCAAACCGCAATTGGCGGTGTCACGGGAAGCCCGATTCTCGTTATTGCAGCGACAGTTGTCTTAGGTGTGGGTGGATTCTTTCTCTGGGGATTCGTTAAGAAATGGATGCAAGCAGGCCAGAACGTCATTAACTCCACTCAAGTTCAAAGTACGAATCAAACCGTTACAACCGAAAACCAAAACATCAACAACCAGGTGAACGACATTTTTAACAAACAGGGGTGATGCGGATGAAACCCTCTGATTTTGGAGAGAATTGGTCAAAGTGGGATGTCCTCATGAAATCGCAATGCGATGAATTTGAGGTCCCTTGGCTATGGATGAAGGCCATCATGATCGACGAGTCATCTTTAGGCCTAAATCCGCGCGTCGCCCGCGGTCTTATCCAACCCGACGACGTTGAGGGCTCGGTGTCCGAGGATGGAAAGAGTTGGGGACTTCTCCAGCTTCGGCCCGAGACCGCCAGGGATTTCGACATCATCGCAAATGCTCAGAAGCTGAATAACCCGGACTATACGATTAGAATCGGGGCAAAGCTTTTGAGACGACTCTATAAGGCCGAGGGAGGCGTCGAGGAGTTCGTAATAAAATCTTGGAACGAAGGCCAGGGCGCGGCCAATCGAGAGAGAGTTGGATTGTCGTCTGGTCACGCCGATGAGTATTGGCGCAGATATCTTTTAAACAAAGATCTTATCTCGCAACATCACGCGACACCGGAAGTATAATTAATGGTCGGAGATTCCAAGTTCTTGTGATGCTTTTTCTTTCGCGAGAATTGATGCGCGAATATCTATTAAAAGTGTAGAGATAACCAATAGGAATACCGCGAGACCCGCTTGAGGATTGGCGCCACTGGCAAGTAAAAATGATCCAATCAAAACAAGTATTACCTGAATGAATTTATAACCATCTCCGGTTTTCATTGCTTCCCTTTTTGATATTTTTCCCATGGCCCGTGCTGATTTGGGTGAGGAGTCAAGTCGTCTATTGAGGGTTGTTTAGAGTTTTCCTGAACGTATTTCTGAGGGTCAAACGATTTAGCTTTAATTTTTTGAAACACTTCATCCTGCGTTGCGGATACTCCCATTACATCCATTGGCTCCCAGTATTCATAATCGCAATTATTAGTTCCACTTTGATGGCCACACATAGAGCGCCATATTTTTCCGGTTTCAGTGTCTAGTAAAAATTGATCAGCACGAGCGACGCCGAGTTGGACTAGCTGATAACGACCGGGTCCAGCGAACGAAAAAGATGGGATAGCTATAGCAATAGCGATGAGTAATTTTCTCATGTCCGTCTTCTCGGAATACATCTAGATTTCTTTAATAATATTCCGATAAGAATTTATGAAGAAACTTCATCAAATCAGGGAGTGCATCGACAGCATCAATGAACAGGTATTACGCCTGCTTTTTCTGCTTTCTAGTCTCGAGAAGTCTGATGACGGGAAGCACCGGTTTGAGCTCATCATCGGGAAGCGAACTGACGATTCGGATAATCTCCCTTTGGATGACAGTGAATGATGCCACTTTTGGCTCTTTAGTCTTGATGAGGTCCGACGCCTCAATCCCAAAAGTTCGGCTATTTTTTCTACTGTATCCAGACCTGGTTCGTTATCCGCACTAAGAAGCCTGCTTATTACCGGCTGTTTCATTCCACTCAGTCTCGCGACATCGCCCTGAGACATATTATTGGCATCCATTAAGCGAGATAAATTTTTCTTGAATGATATCAATGCCTTGCTCATATAAATTTATATTGAAAGTGACACATAAATTTGTTATAAATTTTGTATGAACGGTGAGCTGATGAAGAAATGGATGCGTGAAAACAAACTGAGAGCAGAGGACGTGGCCTCAAAACTCGGTATCTCCTATCCAACGGTGAGAACGATGATGACTGGCAAAAATCCTCATCCGAACACCATTAAAGCCATGGCCAAATTAATGGACGTTTCCGAAGACGATCTAATCGACGCAACTTCGGACGGGTCGGGGCCAGAAGCTGCATAACAGATTAAGTCAATTGTTTCCTCAACTCAAGTATTAAGGAGTTGCTAATGTACCTGAGTAAATCACAATGTCAATTAGCTCTAGAAGAGATTGATAACTCTAAGGCCCTCAGCGAAGAGCTCACAAATATTCTCACATTGTTCGGCGGTGGAGTGATCGATCGCGATCAGCTCGGACTCCACATCGAAATCCTTCTTGATAATGCCTATGACCGCTACCTGGATCGGGGAAGGGAAGAGGACGTTGATTCACTTGTTGATGCCCAGCTTCACGGGGAGGCATCATGAGCCATCCCAATTCATACGATCTCCGCGACATTTTAGATCAGAATTTCGACTCAATCGAAGTCTGCCCGTTCTGCCAGAACGAATGGAGCACCACTCAAGCCTCGTGCTGTGGGGAGGTAAAGTACTTCACAATTTGGCGAGATGCGGACGGCAATCAAGTCAATATCGAAGAGTTCTTCGAGAGGCAGCTCGCATGAGTAAGCATACGCCCAAAGAAATAGGGTGCTACACGATTTATCCAGATGCACGAATTGAGTCTAAGTCTGCGTGGCGAGGGACTGAAACGCGGTTTCTAACCACATTTCCAAATGAAGACGGCTATCATTTTGTGCGGCTTGTTTTAAATGGAAAGCGAAAAAAATGGCTTGTGCATTCACTTATGGCCGAACTTTTCCTCGGCGCAAAGCCTGGGCTCGGTTTTCAAATCCGACATCTTAATGGTGATCGTGCAGACAATCGAATCGAAAATTTAAAATGGGGCACAGCAAAAGAAAACGCCAACGATCGAGAGATTCATGGTCGTACGTGCCGAGGCAGACAACACAGAACTCAAATCAAAAAGGCGATTGAACTATCTAAAATCAACGCTCGACTCATCACTGCTGCGCCGGAGATGCTTGAGGCGCTGAAGGATTTATTCCAAGCGATTCAGGGAGACCCGGCCGAAATGTATCGCCTAGACACAGAATTTCAGGGTGCGTGCTCATCAGCACTTCGTAAGGCAAATTTAGCCATCGCCAAAGCGGAGGGACGAGAATGAACGACCTCACATTTCACATCTTCTCGGATTATCGAACAGTAGATCTCTTTGACGACTGGACTTCAAACAAGATCGAGCGTCATGACTTTCTCAACAAATTAGAACTAATCAAAGATGGACATAAACAAATAGGTTTGAAGGTTCTCACTGAAGAGGACCCTCACGCTGAAACACTCGGCTGCGGAGCCGTCTGAGGTGTCTGTATGAGCCTAGAAACCACGATTTCAAAAGAAGATTTAAAATATGTTTCTTCGAAAATAATTACTGCGTGCAAAAGGATTGAAGAGATCCGAATGGGAAAAGAGAAGTGCTGCAACATGTTTCTCTTAGAAATACAGGCACTCTTGATTGATGCCGTAGAAGTCGCAAGGACTAGTGCCCTATGAACCAAGTAGCGCGTTCTTTTAATGACGTTTCTCGTGAAGCTTCGATGAAGGCCATAGAGGCAGCACTTGTAAACGGTGACTTGGGAAAGCTCAGCCCTGTTGAGCGATTGGTTTATTTCGAAAAAATGTGCAGCACGCTCGGCCTGAATCCGCTCACAAAGCCGTTTGAGTACATAACCCTAAACAATAAACTCGTGCTTTACGCGACCAAGGGGTGTGCGGAACAGCTTCGGGCTAACAAATCCGTATCGATCACCATCCCAAGCCGCGAACTGATTGAAGATGTTTACGTGGTTACCGCCGAGGCAACGTTACCTGACGGGCGTAAAGATTCAGCGACGGGCGCTGTTTCTGTTGCAGGACTAAAAGGCGATCAACGCGCCAACGCCATGATGAAAGCGGAAACGAAGGCTAAGCGCCGAGTCACGCTTTCGGTGTGTGGCCTTAATATGCTCGATGAAACAGAAGTCGAGTCGATCAAAGCAGAAGCCCGAAGAGTTGGTCCAGAGCAGCCACCCGAAGATGGATCAGATGGTGTTATCGACCCGCATGCCATTGAAATTAAATACGGCCCTCTTGCCAAACAATATGTTCACGAATCGGATCCTGGTCAGCTTAGGGCCTACATCTTATCGGAATGGGAGAAATGGAAAAAAAGGGGACTTTCTGAGCCGCCATTCTGGGCAAGAGAAATGGTTAAAGCTGCCGAGCCTATTATCGCTCAATACGAAATCGAAATGGCCAAACAGATGGGCCAACCGAGAGAGTAGATGAAAGCCGATGTCATCGTTCTAAAGAAACGTGAATGGTGGAAGGAAGAGCGTGAGCCTTCCGAAAAAATCATTATCACCACTAAGCGCAAGGTTGAAGACAAGTATTACACCGTCAAGACTGTGGCGGCCATACTCGACTGCAGCATTGGAATCATTTACGCAGCCATCGCTTCTGGAAAATTGCCCGTACAGCCGCTTGGTCGAACCTATAGAATTAGCCGTAGTGACCTTGAGACTTATCTCAATAACGAAGCAAAAAGGAAACTCGGCTAAATGGTTCAATTTCTAAAGGGACGTAAATCCAAATGGAAAGTACAGCTCCGAAATGCGAGCGGAAAGGTTGTCTCGGCGTCATTTGCTAAGAAAGAAGACGCGATAGCTTTCGAACAAAAAGAGGTGCGAAAGAAGCAGCTTCAAAAGAGGGGGCTTGCTCTTCCTAAAGAAGAAATCCTTTTCATCGATCGAGCGAAGGCCTACCTGAAAAAGGTTTATAAGAAGAATGTCTCGGCCGACCAGGATGAAGGAAGATTTAGAAATTACTGGCTTAAAGATTTTGGCAATCGACCAATGGCTGAAATTACTACCAGCGAGATCAAAGAGAAGCTTGATTACATTGAGTTTGAGTTAGGTCACGCCCCAGCTGATAGGAACCGTCATCGCGCACTCATGAATGCGTTTTTCCAAGACGCCTACATGGATGGAAAGATAGAGCACAATCCGGTTACAAGAATCCCTCTAGTTAAAGAGAAGAAAAAGAGGGTTAAGTTTGGCAAAGTAAACTCGACCGAAGACTGGAATAAATACCTTGCCGAGGTATATGCTCAGGGATCTCACTTTGGAATTCTAGCGGAGCTTATGGCGTGGACCGGGGCTCGCATCATGGCCGCGGCGGCCTTTCAGTACCTGGACTTTGACTTCAAAACCAACACAGCTCGAATCGGTAGGTTGATCGATAGGCACAATAGGAATGCGGTTGTAGACCGAGCGAAGGGTGAAGGCGAAGAGGGTGAGAATGTCGTTCCTTTATTCCCGACTCTGAAACACGCTATTAACGCGCGTCGCAGCAATACCGAGTACACGCGTCCGACAGACTTCATCGCAGCAAAGCCAGATGGATCCTTCATCACCTATGAAGAATACCGTACGGTGCACGAGAACGCCCTGAGACGATCAAAAGTCGAAAGGTTCACTCCGCACGCCATTCGAAAGTTTTTCGCAACAAACGCCAAGCGCGGCGGCTTTACGCGTGCAGAAATCAGGGAGCTACTTGGACATTCAAGTGAAGCCGTCACCGCTCTTTACGATTTGAAGGATATTGAGCATCTCACTGAAAAAGGTAAGCGCTTAGGCTTTGGTTCTGTCACCCAAGTGTCACCCAAAAAATCTAAATCCACAGGATCTAGAGGGGGTGATCGTGGCTAATTCCTTAATGATATTGGTGCCTAGGGCCGGAATCGAACCGGCACGCCCCTTATCGGGGCCCAGGATTTTAAGTCCTAACCACTCTCTTTCACAAGTCACTGAATTCATATCATTCCGTAGTGATTACCTGTGCGTAAGCCCGTTTTTTCGTTTTCACGAATTACGGTGTTTTAGGCCTCTTTTCCCCTCTCTGTCACCCAGGTGTCACCCAAAAATATCCAAATTTCATGCGAAAGAGCCCAACGGGCGAATTGCATTTTCTATCGACCATGGTCGCGGTCGTGCGTTCGGAATGGAAACCAAGACAATCGAAGTGGGTAGTGCATTCAGTGTTGGAGATTCAAACAACGGACGCTGAGTGAGTAGTGGTCCTATCGGAGAGTTCTAGGGACCAAGAGCAGGGTATTGCCGGTTGAGAGACTGGGATTGGATCTGCGCTGTAACCGCTGGGTGATGCATACACCCGGAAGTGAAGCCATCCGCCGAAAGCGTGTGTCATCGCTTAGGTGTGTGTGAAGGCGACGGCCGAAGGGTCAGAAGTGCTTTACGCATCAAGGCAGTACGGCGAGTAATCGCTACGTTGGTATTGCTTTGTGCTCAGCTCGGGCCTCTGGGTCAGAATGTTTGAGAGGGTTAAGCGAACACATATTTAGAGAGAGAAGGATATATGCCAAGGAGTGAAACTCAAAAAAAAAGAAGATTAGAGAAAATGGAAATGCTTAGAGCAATCGACAATAGAAAACCGGCTCCGATTGATTCTCAGATTTCTATTATGCTTGGAGTTTCTGAAGTTACTCTCAACCGAATGAGGAAAGACATGGGGTACAAGAAAGTACCACCATACAAGGGTTTTACTAGTGGATTTACTCAAGAGATTCAAGATTGGGTAAAGGCTAATCACCCAGTTTCTACAATGACGGTGGCAGAGAAATTTAATGTTTCTGCTCGAGCCGTGGAGGGTTGGTTTTCTAAACACGGGATTCATTCCGGTCACGTCGGTAAATGGTCCAGGTTCAAACACCCAAAAGGATTTACCGGGCAGAAGCATTCTGAACAATCACTTAAGAAAATGTCGGATAAGTGCAAGGCGGCATGGTCCGACCCGAACCATATTTTTAATTCCGAACAGATGCTTCAGCTTAAAAGTGACAACTCTGCAAGATATCAATTCGAGAAAAGGCTTCATCCGAGATATTCACGATCCAAAAAGGGCAAGCGAGAAGACTTGGGCGGAGTTTATTTTAGATCCGCATGGGAAGCCAATTATGCCCGTTATCTTAATTTTCTAATTAAACACGGAGAAGTTCATAGGTGGGAATTCGAGGCTGACACGTTTTGGTTCGAAAAAATCAAACGCGGGTGCCGTTTTTATACTCCGGATTTTAAGATCTGGGACTCAGAAGCCCTTCCTCCATACTATGTCGAAGTTAAGGGATGGATGGACCCAAAGAGCAAAACGAAGCTCGATCGCATGAAGAGATATTACCCAGATGTAAGAATCGATATCGTAGGTCCAAAAGAGTATCGAGAAATTAAAAAGAAAGTCTCGTGGCTTCTGCCCGGATGGGAATCATGATCCTCGAAAACGACACACTCGAAGTAACCGGTGCATGGGACTGCAGGTGGGTGAAATGCAAACCTAAGCAGGGAAAGATTCAAGTGATCGTGAAGGAGAGGACCGAATAATGAAAAAAATTGTTGCCGACCAAGACGTAATCGCCATGGCGATAAATATTATCACTGAAGCCATGATCGAACACGACATACCTCAGATCGAGGGTGGGTGTGCAATGCTTGCGATTCTGGAGTCTATGAAGAAACGCGGAGTTGATCTCGGAATAGACAACGGATTCATGTGATTGTGAAGGAGAGAGTGGAATGAAAGTTAAGTTCAGCGAAAGCAACAAAGCCAAGGTTGAAGACTTCTTGGCAACTCCAAGCATTAGAAAATCAGCCGAAGAAGAATTGGGATTACCAATCCGAGTGGTTGTTCAATGGGATAATGGAATGGTCTGTGTTCAGGGGAGTAAAGCGCACAAGATAATTCCAATCAAAGACATACTCGACTGCTATGAAGAAGGGCTTATCCAATGAGCCATAGATCAGAAATGGTTAAGTGCGCAGAGGATGATTGCTACAAACAAACTAATCATCACACCGGTCTTTGCATGAATTGTAGAACACTCAAATGCAAAACATGCGGAAAGCGATTCACCTTTAACATGAGGCCAAGTGAGTATTGCTTTGAGCATCGAGGTAAGCCCATTCGGCAATTCGAGCGGTACGAGTATTTAGTGGAGGGGTCGGAGTGAGCGCCTGCCTAATCTGCGCATTTATAGGCCTTGGATACATGGCTTGTGGGCTAATCGGCTTTTGTCGTGCATGCAAAAACGCGCCGGAGATGGAAGAATGAGTAAGGGTAACGAACCGGCATTTCCTAGCTTTAAAAAGGAAGGTGAATGGACTTCGCTTCAGCCTGTAGGCGGGCTCACCAAGCGCGAACTCTTCGCTGCGATGGCGATGCATGGGTTGTTATCCTACCCCTGGCCAGACCTTTCACCGGTAAACGAAGAAACAAAATTGCCACAAAGAGCCTTGTACTATGCCGACGCCCTGATCGCCGAGCTCGATAAGAAGGCTGAAGAATGAAACGCATCCTTCCTTTGCTTATTTTCGCGTCCGCCTGCCAGATGGCATCCCCAACTCCCACACCTACGCCCGCACCCACTTCGGTGACGCTCGCATGGGATGCTGAGTCTGTACCTGTCGCGGGTTACAGACTGCATTGGGGATTGGGAAGCGACGACTTCACAGACAATCTAGAAGTCGATGGGAATACAACAACTGCGACCGTTTCGGGGTTAGCTCCAAACACTCAATACGAATTCGCCGTGACGGCGTTCGATGCTGCTGGCAATGAGAGTGACTTTTCTAACCGAGTGTATTGGCCGCAGAGTTCTGTGCAGTCAATGAATGTAAACCTGAAGGTGATGCCATGATCAAAGAATCCAAACTTAAAAAGCTCAGGGAATTTATCGAGCATCAAAACAAAGAAGCCGGACATTGGATAATGCATCTTAAGCCCGAAGTAGTTCAAGAACTTCTCACCACGATTGAGAGGATGAAGAGTGCGTTGGAACATATTGCAAGCGCTCGCCCTAAATGTGTCGGATGCACTTCGCCAGAAGTCTCGCTAGTTGAACATTATTCGCATGAGGCACGCCAAGCGCTGTCCGAGTGCTTTAAAGAAGAATGAAAGGAACAAAAGAATGAATTTTTTAGGTGTCGATATAAGCAAGCTTCCAGATGAATTTAAAGAGGCAATGACGAATGCATCGAAGGCGGCGAAACGTTATCAAAAGTCAGTCGATCAGAAAAAGCTTTGGACTGAAGAGGCGGACATTGCAGCTCAAGAACATGCTTCGGCTCAACTCAGATACAATGAAATTCTTAAGCGATGGGACACTGAAACAAACACTCTCCGTTCGCTAGAAGAATTAATTTCGCCCCGTGCTTAGGAAAGGAAGAAAAATGAAGAAACCAAAATTTGATAATGGAAAAACTGTTTTGAAGGAAGTTCAGAAAATTGCGAGCAAGCACGGTGTCGCGGTAACCAGATGGGCAGCTGCGAAATGGCTTTCGAATACAGCCGCTAAATCTAGATTGCTGAGAGAAAAGCGTCGTATTGAATCGGAGCTTGCTAGAATTCGCGGATAGAGTTTTCCCCGTGCTTAGGCATAGGGCGCGTGCGGGTGCTGTCTGCCAGCGTATGGGCGGAATCCTAAAGACAGTAAACGTAAAGCAGTGTTCCACGGCCCGCACGACAAGTTTGGAAGGAAGGGAATGAATGATTCAAACAAATGAGCCGGATTACAGATTGGCGTCGGACAAGTTTTGCTACTGGCTGCAAGGATTTTTCGAAATGACAGATGCTGACTCTCTCACCGAAAAACAGGTGAAGCTGATCAAGGAACATTTGGCGCTAGTGTTTACGCATAAAGTTGTAATTCCATCTGATCCAACTCCGCCAAACCCACCTATTGGTACTGGCATTAAAAACTGGCCGCTATCTCCGCCGATAGATCCTATGGTGGTAATTTGCTGACCAACCCCCGCGAAAGCGACGTGAGCATGAGTGATGAACTAAACCATTTACCCAGTTATGAAGTATCTGCGTGCAAAAGCTGCGGATCAACGGAATGGAGTTCGTGTAATCAACATCCTGATGGCGGATTTTACCAATGCAACAAATGTCATCGGTATGACGAAAAAACAGAAAAACTGGTTCCTATACAATGACCGACGAACTGCGAGATAGGTTGGCGCACATGACAAAACAAGCCGAAATGCACCGAATGGCTTTAGGTCCCGAAGAACGGTCACCATTAAGCTGCGGCGAGGTTTTATTGCTGGCTCGAGAATACGACGCACGCCAGGCGGAGATCAATTCAATCCGAGAAGTCTCTGAAGATAAGAGTGTTGTAATTGAACAGTTAATCGAATCGAAGAAACGACTTCAGGCGATGCTCGACGTGGCGGAAGAGGCGTTGAAAGTCTGCGCTCAACCAGGAACGTATCACCTAGTCGGCGATATTCATGAGCAAGGTAACTACAAGGCTCGCGAAGCCCTCGCCCATATCGCCGATATGAAGAAGGAAAAATGAATTCTCACTGCACAGCATGGCTCTATGGCTTTGTCGCCGGAATTGGTTTTAGTGGCATTGTCATGGTCACCATGCGTTTATTTAATTGAGGGTTTAAAGTAAATTATCAACTATCAACAAAGTTTCCTGAGTCGGCGTGGAAGGACACGCACGGTCAACGGTCTGGATAGCGTCGCCGTAAATTCGGCGGGCATTGAATAGCCAGAAGCCGGTACTCAAGCCCGGCACTCAGGATAATCGGAGCGGCAGGTTGCCTCGCAAGGCACTCAAGTCGGTGGACATACCCTTGTAGCGGAAGGGCATGAAAATTTCTTCCACCGGTCCTGCCGCGACGATGAAAGGAAAGATATGAACCAGGTTATGTTTGCTCTTGGATTTGTAATTCCGATTTTAGCGTTCATCACATGGGATATTTTTCGAAGGCGCTGAAGATTTTCGACATGGTGTCGAGAGATGGCGGCGAGGTTTGACTGTTCGGTTTATCTCGCCGCTTATTTTATGTTCAGGAGTAGCTCAGTTGGTAGAGCAATCGGCTGTTAACCGATCGGTCGGGGGTTCGAATCCCTCCTCCTGAGCCATTGTATGTCTAAGCAATACGATCGTATCGTTATCCAAAACTTGGCGGCCCCGGCAGATTTCGAATCTGCGACCTCCTACGCGGGCACGGTCCTCGCGCGGTGCTCTTCCATTGAGCTACGGGGCCTCTTACAAAATCACATTAGGCTCTGGGCCCAATCGCGACAAAAGAAAACCAGCAATTGGCCAATGTTCCAGATGTAAATGTATTAATATTTGCTGTGGTAGTTGATTCTCCAGTTACAACCGCAACGTTTGCCGCCGAATCATGATAAGCGCAGACCACAACGGTTGGCGGAAATGCAAAGGCTGTTGACCAAGTGAGAAGATATAGCCCGGTGCCAGATGTAGATGGGGTAAATCCTGTTCCGACAACAACCGTTCCATCGCTTTTTACTGTCCCGCGAATGACAACCAATGGGGAAGCCTCTACAGTTGTGGCTATTAGATTTCCTGAGACTGTTACATTTTTTCCTGGGAGCGCTACGTTATTCGGGATAACTCCGCTTACATCCCATGACGTTCCGTTGTTGGTAAACGCCGCAGAAGCATATTGAGTCAGAGATGTGGAATAGGTGTTGTTTCCGTCAATTGTATCTGAACCATTTCCTGAGATGGTTGTAGAGTTTCCGCCAGATCCAACGTCCTTAATGACTATTTTCTTTCCTACAGGAGTGGTGGAGCAAGCCGGCAATGTGACGGTTATGTTTCCACTTGTGCTGTTTGATCTAATGAGGTTGTCAGTAACTAATGCAGAAGAGCTCGTGCTGATAGACCTGACATTGCCGTCGAAGATTCGCCATGCCGATACGTCAGTTAATGCGTTGTTCTGATTGTTGTTGACGAGAGAAACATAGAGAAGACCGTAGCCAGAGCTGTCTTCAACTATAGCGCCCTGAGAATACGTTGTGTTTGCACTCCACGTTGTAAGACCATAAAGATAATTGACATTATCGACAGTGAATTGAACGTTGTTGCTCGAGTCTTCGAGAACGAACTTATAGGCTAGAGTTGGATCGAGCCAAACATCGGCATATCCGCTTGAATCAAGCACAACTGGATTAGTGTTCGTTGTTCCAGTCGAATTCGAATACGTCACCTGAGGAGTGGTGGTTCCTGCTGCGTATGAATAGA